TTAGTCATTCCTAGTTTAGAATTATTATAATCTAAGGGATCAAACTTAAAATCTATGTCTGGTAGTTTGCCGTGATGGTGTTTATTTACTGCTGACATGTATGTGCTGTATAACCAGGCGTCTTTGTCTTTGCGGTCTAACACAATATATTTATCAGCGCCATTTAAACGCTGGTATGTATACAAGTATTGGTATTTAAAAATAATGTTTTCTTGTTGAGGTAATGCAGGAGTAATAACCTCATACTCCATGTCGTAGTCTGGTAACAATTGATGTAGATAGCACAACATCCATGTACCTCCACATCTTCCTGGGTTAACTATGCAGATCTTCACTACTCGATAATCTTTTTTATTTTTAGTCTCCCCATGTCTTCATACACAACTGCTTCGACTTCTTTACAGTTCATGTATATGCCTTCTTGGTCTTCTCCGATGTTTCTAGTTATTAGACGTTTTTGTTTCAAACAGTCAGACATCCCTGTGGTAGGCACCATCTCTACTACAGAACCGTTCTGTATCATCAGTATTGCAAATACAACTTTAATGGTTTCCATTTGCTTTTGACTCCAAGTCTATTAATCGTTCTTCGTGGAATTGTATAACCATATCATTTTTAAGTATCATAGGTATTTCAGATTCCATCTGTTCTTTTAGTTTGTCTACATTCTCGCCAAGATACTCAACCAACATGTAGAGCTCTTGGACTTGTGGACTGACCATGCCCCCTTTAGGGACAGAATCAATAAAAGCATTTGCAGCTTCTAAATCCTTAGACATTAGTCTTAAATCTGACTCTATAGAATTAAGCCGCTCAAGGACTCCAAACCCGAACCAAGCACCCACAAGACAAGCGCCGATAATAGATAAAAGGTTACGCGCCGGCATCGAGATTGCGGTGTTTTCACTGAGGTTTAATCTTTTCATTTAACATTTCCACCTTCTACGTGCTTGCCTAATTCTAGAATTAGGGTCGTTTTGTGTTTTAGCACTAGCTCTTTTTAATTGACCCAGTGATCTTGCACAATAAGACTTACGTCTCTTTGCAGCTTTACTGCCTTTTTTAACTTTGCCTGTTACTGCTGTTTTTAATTTACTGCCAGGATTAGCACGTCTATACGCAGCTACACCTTTTTTGGTCATGCCTGCGCCGGCTTTTGTCTTGCGATAATTACCACCTTTGCCTGTTGTTCTTGCTATAGGTTTGTCTTTACTCATAACATACCTTTATAATATTTTTTATAACTAGGGTTTCCAACTCTACCGCCTCCAGGAACAGGTAAATCTATAAAGTTACCCATATAACCACCTTCAGATGCTTTTTTTCTTTTTGCAAAAGTTGCTACGTTTGTAGGCTTGCCTCCAGGATTACCCGCTGCTCTTTTTCGTCTGACAGCAGAGGCCTTCTGCCCTTTTGTCATCCGTGTGGCTTTCGCAAGTGGGACGCACTTTGGATATTTTCTTTTGGAGCCCTTGCTCCTTCCACATGGTTGATACTTCCCATCCTTCTTGGGCGCACCAATGTCCACCCATTTCTCTTTCACCCATGCACGTAATCCCTTCTCAGCCATTTAAGCCATCGCAACGTAAGTAGTTTTTTTTCTTTTATCGCCTGCAACTTTACCACAACCTGTAGCAATTTTCTGCACAGAACCACCAGCGTTTTTCTTAGCTCTTTTTTTACCGCCAGGTGTTACCTTTCCAGAACAAACAGCCGAAGCATACATGTTAGCGTACGCTGAAGGATAAACCTTAAACTTACGCTTTGCAGCAGCTTTACCTCTTGGGCAAAGCTTAGCCATTTACTTTACCACCACGTTTCATAAAGCCCATTTTGTTACGAACTTTTTTAGGCAGCTTAGCTAGTCCAGGGTTTTTCTTTTTATCTATTTTCTTTAAACCCTTTTTCTTTTTTTTCATTTTCTTTTTCATTGTAGAGCCGCCGTCTTTCATGCGTTTTTTCATGACACCGCCGCCGCCTCTTTTCAACATTCTTTTTTTCATTCCCATCATGATCTGTGTCTCCTATAAGATTGACGTTTTAAAACTGTACCCTCATAATAGTCTGAAGGCCAGTGCTCATAATATCCAGTCTTTCGTAAATTGTCACTAGCTTTTTCTAGTTCGTCAAACTTTTGTATAAGGACCATCATAAACTCATTATCTGGACTCCATTCGCCTGTATCCAAAAATTCTACCGGTTCATCCTCTTCTTCATCCCAAGGATGAAACCCCATAAGATATATATCTTGAGGCACAAACACTAAATTATAAGCATGAACCACGGCAGACAGCTCTTCAACATCGTATTCTATATCGTCACAGGCAACTATAGCTATTTGTATCTCTGGGTTTTTGGCGAGTTCTATTCCTTCTAATACTTTGTCAAGAAAATTATCAAATTTATTACACTCTAAGATTCGGTAGGTTTGCTTAAGTCTTGCCATTCTTGCGTATGGGCAAACAGAAACGTCTCCTAAGTGTTTGTTTTTTGGTTCAAGAAATTTTTCAGACCATTGCAGGATGTCTTCAGTTATCGATCTCATTTAAATGGTCTTTTAACATATCTAACAACCAAGGATTATCTCTATACACACCCATCATTGCATTAGATATTGTATTTACAGTCAATTCTTCGGCGTCATCATCCTTGAGTGGGCCATTGGCTTGGTTAAGAGAAAAAATATACACCACCGCGTGTAAAATTTCATGCCACGTAGTGTTGCAGCGTTCTTGTCCTACCAGTGCGTCTTGAATGTAGATGGCACCTTCTCTGGCGCGGTACTCACCATAACAATCTGTTAGTTCGTCCATGATAAAGTCAGGTCTGACGTATTTTATTTTGATGGTACGATAGCCAACCTTAACTTCGGTGGGACGGCCGTTCGCCGGAACTTCGTTAGAGTCCCTTAGTTTATTCTGTTTATTTTTAACCATGTTTTCTCCTTATATACTATAAGTGGGATATTGACCCCCCTTTTTTATTTTAAAAAAGTAATTTCGCGTGCGCGACCAAGTATCAAAAACTGCCATTTTTTGGCTAACTCTACCGCCGTCTACCGCCGCAAAAAGGCCCGATGGTAGACTGTTTTGCCTGTATTTACATATACTTAGCATCAAATCTACCGTCTACCGCCCTATTCTCAGAAATTTTTTTTGAAAAAAAAATGGAGGGTCAATTCTCCACTTATAGTACGAACTAAACTTCTTCGATTTTAATAAATCGATTCTCGCAATAGAAAGCCCAAGTTCTAATATTGTTGCCCTGCTCGTCTTTGACGTGGCTTTTGTAAAGATCTTCAACAAGTTCAGCCTTTTCCCAAAAAACCCAGTCAAGACATTCTTTTTTTGAATTAAAAGATACTTCTGCATACTCACTGTGCCTCGGTTTCTCCACTCCTTGGAACCACAACATTGCTGTAATTATCCAAATACTCGTTGTAGTAGTCATTTACTCTCCCTAAAAATTTATGCTTAGCCTCTCTAAACTCTTCTCCTTCTATCATGAATTGCTGGTAATAGCCATCTTTACTGCACATCATGATAACTCCTTGCTCTATTGCGGTGCCGTGAACTACGTCATGGGCCATACCATAAGCTGCCATTTGTAAGAAATAATCATCAACCCACTCACGCTGTTTTGGTTTATTGGTCTGTTTAAAGTCAATAATGCTGACCTTATCTTTGTACTTTGCGACCAGATCCACGCTCCCCGCATAAAGATCAGGGTAATATAGGACAGCCTCTATGCCATAAACTTCTGAACAGTCATTCAATCCCCGGTCCACGATTATTTTAGCCATAGGCTCGGCCTCTTTACCACTCTTCGTTAGATCTTTTGTAGGCGTACCTCTTATCAACTGTTCTAGGTAGTAATGCATCGCCGTACCGCGATCCGAGGATTCACGTAGTATTCTATTCGCTTCAGCCTCCCCAACCTTCTCGCGCCAACGTCTTAGGCCCTCCTTCTTATCACCAGACTGCGTTTTACCAAGAATAGTAGTAACAGACGGCAGCGGCTTGCTTTCACCGTCCACGTTGTAATGACGTAGTCCGTTGATTGGTGCGCGCGTGCTGCTTGGGTAATTAAATTTGTCAACTATTTTCATGGCATCCTCTTAAATACTTTTGACCACTTGGCCCGCTTGTACTCGGCTAGCTGTATGTCATCAATTCGTTTAAACAGTTCGTCCCAGGTAATTTCTTCACCTTCTAAACTGATCTTCATAGTCATGGGTCCTTTGCCTGGATACAACTTATCAAGATAACCTGAGCAGCGCCACATACGGCGCATGTCTCCATCCTCCACCGAAGTTGGTCTGGCGTGCAGTGTAATAGCTTGATCCATGTAAACAACCTCACCGTCTTTCCAGTTGTGCGTATAGATATATTCTGGTTTATTCATCAACGACCAAATGTGCTTTAAGTATTTATCTGACTCTTCCTTAGACATGCCTAAAAAATGACTAAACAAAGAAGCAGGAAAGTGTATGCCAGGCACACCACTTGCTGTCTCTGCTTTAAGCGGCGACGTTAGTCCGTCCAAAGGACAGCCGTTGTATTTCATGATAGCGTGCTGTTCTTCAATCAGGTCGCCTGCAAAATGATTGATCTTTGTCATGTCCCATTTATGCACTGACTTGAGTTCATCGACTTGCGACTTGTCTTCAGCGTTTAGTTTGTCATAACACTCTCTTGTTGACATAAATGTTGTTTGTGATCCCTCAGAGCCTTCTACACTTGCTAAACCTACAACACGTTCTGCTGATTCAAAACTTGTCTGGTCATTGTGCCAACCTAGCTTGCCGTTTGTAAAGATACCAAGAGCCCTACCTTTTCTATCTTTCTGAAATGTTACTGACTGCATGCGGCTTCTGTGTTTTGGTTCAATTAGTTTTGCAATTCTTAAAGTTGTGTTTCTGATTGCATTCCAATGCAAACCTCTTAGTTTGCCGGCGCCAATACCATAGATAATAGGACTCATAGCAGAGCTGCCCCACGAGTCTAAGATACCAAAATGTCGTTCTTGTGTTAATCGTTGCTTGACAACAACAACTTGTTTGTCGGAAAGTAATCTACCAAGTTCTGGGATGTGTTCATCGGAGAAAATGTCAAAGTCAAATGCTTCTACTGCGTTCTGTAGCTGTTGTACTTTCATAATGACCATGCCTTTCTTATAGGCACATCAAAATCTTTATCTAAATATTTACCCCAGTCCATTATACCAATTAATTCAAGGACTTCAAAGGGTTTTAAATCCTGAAAATCCTCCATAAATAAGGTCTGACAGCGCTTTGGTTTCATAGATCTATACACTTCCCACGACTTTTCTACTTTTTGTGTCCAATGCTCCAAAGTCTCGGGCCTCGGTCCAAACTTCTTGAGCCGCTTTATCTTGCGCTCATCACCTGGCTTAAAATGATAACAGCCCGTTATGACAGATAAGATTAAACTTTTTGTCTGAGCTCTTACACCACGTCGCTCACAACTAATATAATCAACATCCCACTTGGGCGTTGGATTCGTAAGCAAAGGATACTTCAACAATACGTTATGGGTTTTCAATAAACTATTTACAACTTTTCTACGTTGTCTTTTTTCATCGGAGTCTTGTGTGTTCATCAGTGGGTAGATCATTCCTGATATGTTTTTCAAGCCTTTTATTTTTTTGTTTCCTATCGACCACAACAAAATTTTGTTGTTGTCGGTGGAAGAACCAATTACCTCAGGTACCAAATAATCATTCAGGCCAATATAGTTTTCAGTTAAACAGTTGTAAGACCTTTCGTAAATAGACTCAAAACTTCCTAAGGTATTGTCACCTTGCTTTGCTCTGTAGTATCTATCTAAAGCTAGATATATATAAGTAGACCCACATCTACCATTGTGTAAAATAACTTTACTCAAAGTTTTGATTTGTCATCCTTTTTGCTTTTTCTAAAAACTTTTTAATTACGTGTAGCTCGGCTTTTAGTTCTCTTATTTCTTTCTTTAGTTTAGACAGCTCAACGATAAACCCTTTGCCACCATAGATCATTTCATTGGTGCACATCCATACATCCAAAGAATTTTCTACCTGTCTCTCTAATTCTTCTATGTATTTTTTATCGTTATCAACAATGTTTAAACTACCTACGTATTTATATTTATGACCTGTTAGTTGTAGCCCCATGTTTCCTCGCATATCTTTTGTATTGTAATAAAACCCTCCTCCACATCGGTTGAATTTTTGTCCAGTATTTAGGAGGATCCTCTAGTTGTAATTCTTTTTTAACTTGTTGTAAATCCACATCTAAATACTTGTCCCAGTCTACGTCCATAAACCACGGTGCCCGCTTCCCGCGCCGCCATCCTTCAACCACTATCTTACAAAAAATCATAATGGGTGAGTATCTAATAGCGATGTACCATGGCGTTTTTGGTGGATACTTAGAAGGTAGTAAGGTGTTTCTTATGCTCATGATAAATGATGAATACAAAATCGTAGCATATCCTTCACGCCACTCTTTAGCTAAATTAAAAGACAGCACGCCAACTTCACCAAGAGCGGTGGTGTCATAACCATTGAGAAAATGTATTAAGTCGTGCTCCATAGTGTTATACTTGAAGAACTTTTTTCTTTTTATGTTGCCGCTTTTGCTTTCATAACCAAATGTGAATAGATCAACCATGTTGTTTTTTGATAGCCATGTTTGAAACTCATGACCAAATGTGCCTGGTTTGAATGTGCCCGTTTTTATTTTATCTATGACGTCAACTTCTGTCTCAAACACTTTCTTGCTTGTTTCTGTCTTACTAAATCTATTGAAGTTTTTTATGATGTCTTTTTTGTCTAGGCCGTAGATAAACTTAAATATTAAATCAAGCGGAGGATTGCTGTCAGTTTGTAAATGAGTTGCATACTCCCAAATAAATTTTAATTGTAACCAGCGTTGTTTCATTTATAAATTTTAACTAGTCTACAAAGTTTCTCCGAGTTATTTGTTATAGCGACCATGTCGGACGTTAGTTTTTTTGTTGAGTTTTTGGCTATGTCTGTGCCATTATCTAGTGTGCAGTCTTGTCCAAAGAATATAAAACAATCATCACCTTCTTTTGTTGCAGTGATTGTTGTACCTGGAGCCACGTCTGCTTTTTTAAAAGACCAGCCCGCTTCGTACTGCATTGGGCATAATAGTCTTGTGTTTCTTTCTAATATTTCTAATGTTGTTTTAGAACAATCTGGTTCAAACATTAAAGGAGAATACTTCCAATCACACGGTGTTTCGCCTAGTGTTGTTTTACCTTCGCACCACCCTGAACCAAACTGAACATCTGTTGAGCTGTGATACTCTGCGTGCTGTTCTAGAAGAGACTTGTAATCATCAACGTCTGCATCAGAAAAGTTATCTCCATCTTGCCAATCATGTCTTAGTCTTATTGACCCTTCAATCAAAAAGTAGTTCATACCTGATCTTAATATGTTTGGATAAGTTGGGTGCGGCGCATCTAAAACATTACCGTTGCCGTCTTTAACTCTTTCCGCTTTAGACTCTAATACTATTTGTTGTCCTGGCTTTGTTGCCCTAGAGATAGACAGCTGTATTTTGTCTTCAAAGTTTTCAACTGAAAATTTTATGTTAAAGATCATATTGTCTCCGCGTCTATTGGTTCAATTACCTGTCTACCGTTTGGTTTTAACCAGTTTTGAATTTGCTGTTCATCTTCTATCTTACCATTTTCTTGTACTGTTAGTGTTGCGTAATCTGCATGATACTTTTCGTGGTTAAGATTTAATTCTGTCATCCAATCGTTCAAAGCTATCCATTCAAAATGATGACACTCATCAACAAAACCGCTTCTATTTTTTCTCATAACAAAAGTTTTTACAGTTAGTTCTGAGTTATCAGGCCTTAGTGTTAACTCTACTAGTGGGCTTTCACCTTCTTCTCCTGTGTCATCATCTACATAACGGCACATTTCTTCGGTTTCTAATAAAGATTTTGTCCAGGTAATCATTACACGTGACTTCCTTTGTCCCAAACAATGTATCCAGTTCCTGAATTAGGAAAGGGAGGGCTGCCTCCATTTGGTGGTGAGGCTGGTGATGATGGTCCTTGACTTGTGCCGGAGGCGGCACTACCACACTGTTCTAGTGTGGTACTGTACATGTTTGGAGCTGATGATCCGTGTCCAAAATCAACCTTTAAAGATGAGGTATCATATACTTGAATAAATGTGTTTGGGGTAACAGTGCTTGTTTGGTTAAAATCATAATAATATATAAAAGCCGATGCACCTATAAGAGTACCTTGCATAACAGTTCTAGCAGTTCGAGCTGTAGAGCCAACCGTTATACTAGCGTCTTGAAAACTTCCAAAAGTACTAGTAAATTGCCCTATGGTATCAACGCCGACAAAAGTATTAGGAATCTTACCACCTGTATTAGCTGTGCCAAAAGTTACTTTTCCATATACACCAGCACCTTCTGTACCGTAAAAATCGTCAAAAGCTATTGTACCTGATGTAGGCACATTTAAGTTTTTTGTAACATTGTAAACAAAAGAACCGTTTCTATAATAACTGTTAATCGCAACGTTTGATGAAGGTCCACCAAACTCACCCCTAACGTCATTTAAAGAGAGCGCTCCACTGCTGGGTAGGGTCATAAAATTTTTCTCCTATACTGAATGTGCGTTTTTAAAATATATTATTCCATTTTCATAGTCAAATTCACAGGGATTGCCAATCAATTCTTCTGGTGTCATTTGACCCATTCTGGCCCAGTTTGTATGACCAAACTTAGCTTTACACATTTTATCTACAGTATGTGCTGGTATTTCAGGAAAAACATCATCAACCTCGTATGGAGCCCCAGTGTCCTCTGGTATCCACTCTATTTCGAATTCTTCTCCAAACATTTTTCGTTCTCCCTTTCCATTCGTTTAATTCTGTCTTCTTGTTTTTCTTTTAAGTTGAACACTCTTTCAGTGTGTTCTTCGATATATCTAATATCAGCTTCTGTAAAAAACTTGTTCATTCTTTCATCGCATACGGATCAGTAGACAACTCTCGCTGCTTCTTATCCGGTTGCTTGCCCATAATAATTTCTTCTATGTTCTTGTGTAGGTAGTTTGCCATCTGACCAATCACATTGTCTTGTGACAACGTATCTACTAAATCTTTTAATGACTCGTTGTTCTGTAAACACCTAGATATTAGTTTACCGCTTGCACGTAACTCTCTATCTAAATATGAATCTGTTGGTTTAAGCTTTACCCAAAAAGCCATAGGCACAATCCCCGTTTCGGTAATATCGTAATTAAGAATACCGACAACTCGTCTACCATCAATTGGTAAAGTGAAAGTTGCACTGGGCATCCTGTTAGGAATTTGTTTTCTCACGCCTTTATTTTCCTTATTCGTATTCATTTTTATGAGCCTCTATAAATTGATGAAGGTCAATGTTGGTTTCCTTCACCTGTTGTATTTCCAGCCACATAGTTTCGATTGTACTTTCCAGTCTAACAATATATCTGCAATTTACAATAATAACTATTAGGCAAATAAATATTGTGAAGCCTAGTATGCAAAAACTAATGTAGTTTTCTAGGTTTTCTTTTAGAAAATTCTTCATGTAACATTCCTCTGTTTTCAAATAGTTTTAATAATATCCGCTCCCACATTTCTTTGCCATCTTTATCTTGACAACGTTTCATAGCTGTGATGCAGTTGTATATTCTTTTATCCAATAAAGTCATTTCATTCTCCTTTTGGCCATTTCATTTGATAAGCTTTTTGTTTCCCGTGTGCATTACTCCAGTGATGCCACTCATCGTAAGGCTTTGGAATATAATCCCAAGATGAAAACATTAGACTGATTCTATAACTGTGTTTAGCATCACCCGCACTATGGTTTGAATTAACTGCGTGATAAATAGGTTTGTTAAAAAACACTAAATGATTTTCTTTTGGTTTAATTTCAAGTTGCCTGCTCAGCTCTAGAGGCTCGTATGTTTGATCTATTACAGGTCTTCCTGGAACATACATGTTGTGAGGTAATAAAACAAGTTCACCACCTGTTAGTTTAGGATCTACTTTTACATAAAGTATATGTGTGTTTAAAGGAAACTCTTTTGGTGCCTCTGGTGGGTCTTCTTTATACCCATGTTCAACACAATAATTTTTCAAAAAAATTTCATTGGCGTCAACATGCCAAGAAGTAGTTTCGCCTTCCATCATGTTTCTCATCCAGTATTCAACGTGGTTGTCTTGACCTATGAGTTTTACTATTGCTTTTTCTATTTTGTTTCTAGGAGGTACATGTTTAGGTTTAAAGTTATACGCTGGCCAATCTCCTACAGAGTCGCCAATATATTCTTGCAACTCCTCAAAGTCTCTTTGGCTTAAAACATTTTTTGCATACTTAATATGTTCAAAACTTTCTACCATCCGTACTCCTGTTCTGGGTCCATTAGATAGTCTCTCCAGTTTTCATCCATCTCGGTTCAATACCACCTTCAACATTTTCTCTACATTGATGTGCAGGCAACATAACAAATCCTTCGCATTCACACTGCGGACAATTATGTTCTCCCTTTTGAATTTTGATATAGCCATTGCCCATACAACGTGGGCAAATAGCTTTAACGTCGTGATTTCCCGTTAGATCTACCATTTTTTTTCTTTATTTCTTTCTCTAGTAAAAATTCTATAACTTTTTGCACACTTACTGGTACTTCAAACCTGTTTTGTGCTAAGTTGGTAAGTTTACTATGTGTATCAACTGAAACTGATACTGATTTAAAACTGCTTGTATCTGGCATGTTTTTACCTTTCTTTCTATGTTATTATATGGGATTATATATCTCAAATATTATATTTGACAAGACTTTATTTTAATATATTTTATAAAGTATTTTCACGCCTTCATATGGTGGCGGTAGCTCCCAGTTATCGCCACTAATTTCTTTTAAATATGTAACTATCTTCTAGGTAATTGAATGTTATTTTGCCGTTTACGTATTGTTTGTGTTTTGTTTTACACGTCAAACACTCGTAAACTCTTTCATCTTCGTCTGTGACCAAACGAATAAAAGGAACATAGTTGCTGCATACATCACAAACACCTAGTGTTATTTCAACCGGACTTTCTTTACTGTATTTCACCCCAACTATCTCCTTTTTCGTAATCTACTTTGTTTGGAACTTGCAGTTCCACAGCTTCTTCCATAACTCTAATGATCTTATCTGCATCCTCAGGTGTTGCCACTGAGATATCAAGTTCGTCGTGAATTTGTACATGAGGTACTACTCCTTCCTGGTATAAGGCCAACATAGATTTTTTAGTCATGTCTGCTGCTGAGCCTTGTATTAGTTTGTTTAATGCTTTGTATGTAAATGCTCTCTTAATCCCCGGTCCGTGCTCCCTGAGTGCGTCTGCGTGAGGTAGTGGTTTCTTGATGCCAAAACCATGCGGCTCCCAAAGATCAAAATGACACAACCTACCACCAACAGTTCTTATCTTACCGCTATCTTCAGCTCTTCTCATCACAGCCTCAGATAACATTTTCACAAACGGCGCTTTTTGATGGTATGTCTTTAAAAGTTTTTCTGCTGAGTCTTTCATAAGTCCTAGTTCAGCCATCAGTTTATTTTTGCCCATGCCATACATGATACCAAGATTAATTGTTTTAGCTTGCTTACGATCAATACCAGCCATGTCTGCTATCATCTGATGAAAATCTGCGCTACCATCATTGTATGCATCAACAATTGTTTGTGTTCCCTCCATTCTCATAAGAGATGCAAAGTGAACAAGTATACGTGGTTCTTGCTGACTGTAGTCAAAACAACCCCAGGTATGTTTATCTTCTGGTATAAATAGTGATCTAATTAGTGGTCCAAGAATCTTATGTCTCGCTGGTATCTGTTGTAGATTAGGGTTTGAGTAACTAAACCTCCCTGTAACAGTCCCACCTTGATCAGATCTTATTTGATTTATGTCTGCATGAATACGTCCGTTGTGTTCATGCTTAAGTATTGTATCAATGAATGTTGTGTTTGCTTTGTTGATCTCTCTTGCTTCGTTGATTAGTTTCGGTAGCTCAGCTGGATGTGTTGCAAGAAAGTTTTTTGTAAAGCTTGGTGCACCCTTTTCTGTTCTGTCGTATGGAAGTTTTAGTTTATCAAAAGCAGTAGCTATAGAAGCTGCAGCCCATATCTCTACGTCAAAACCTGATAACTTTTTTATCTGTTGTAAAATTTCTTTTTCTTTAATTATTAAATCTTTTTTTATTACAGCTGCTTTTTCTACATCTACACGAACACCTTTAAATTTCATATCAACCAGACAAGGAAACAAATTTGTTTCTAGATTATATATGTCCCAAAGATCTTGTTTTGATATTTCGTGCTGTAGTGCGTGATAAAGTTTCAAAGTCATCTCTGCATCTTTTTCCGCATACTCACCAACAAATGGTGCAGGTAAACGCCACATCTCTGCTTTTGGATTAACACCAAAATCTTTTGCTGCCTCCTGTAAAAGCTTTTCATTCTTACGCATGTCTATGTATGTTTTACCAACTGAGTCTAGTGTATAACTGTATCTATTCTCATCAATCAAACTAGCTGCAATCATTGTGTCTACGATGCCGCCGTTTATATGAAACCCAAGTGATCTGATCCAGGACACATCGTACATTGCATTGTGAAATATTTTTGTGGCTGTGTTTGATAAAAGTTCTTCGAACCAATCCAATACTAATGCTCGGTCCATGTTCCCACCACCTTCGTGCGCTATTGGAAAATAACCTTTCCAGCCTTCGACTGCCACTGCTATCCCCACTATCTCACCATCTCTTCTCACCGCACCCGAGCCCATAGTTATTAGGTTTGGATCTCTTGTCTCTAAGTCAATTGCTATTTCTTTGTGACTAGATAGGTCTGGTAAACGATCAGGTGGAACCCACTCTGTTTCTGGAGTGAATAGTGGTTGTTGTATTGATCTCAACTGTAATCTCTTTCGATTATCATATCGATAAAATGTTTCGCTTTCTCGAGGCTCTCTTTGCCTCCTTTATCTTGATGTCTTACAATATACTTTATAGCAGATCCTTCTGCGAATAACAATTTGTTTTTATTGATGAATTCGCTGGGCTGTATCTTGTATTTTTTATAGTGGTCGCCTCCGACCTGGCTGTCGTATGGGTTAGACATATGTGCATTCTCCTGTTTCTACATTTACATTTAAAATATTTACACCGAGGGTTTGTTGTAGTGGTGTTAGTGATCTGTTTATTTTGTATCCGTCTCGCTTTCTTCTACATTCTGACTTCACATCTATCAGTATGAGCTCGTATTCTTTTATTGCAACTAAATCAACAGCTCCGTGTTGTGATACATTCTTACAAACTAAGTAACCTTGTTCTAATAACCATATGGATGCTATGTGCTCAGCTACGTCGCCTTTGATGTGCTCATGAAATTTCATAGTATATACGCCCTTTCATAGTTTCTTGGCTCTAATATGTGTAGTGATTGTTTTGCTCTAGTCACAGCAACATAAAACGATCTATGTAACTCGTCAGGGTCACGATCATTGTTGTCGACAGCAGACTTACTAATATCAGGTAAAAGTAATACATTATCAGCCTCACCTCCTTTTGCAGCATGTATTGTCGATAAAGTTATTCTTGGTATCTGATTTATTTTTTCTTTTTTAGAAAGCATATTTCTTATGTAGTTTTCTGTATTGGTATCTAAGCCTGCAAACGCTTTGTACCAAACGTCGTTGATCTGCAATCCATGTTCCGCGATGCAGTCTCCAATTAAATATGTTTCATCTTCATTTAAGGTTGCTCCCTTTTTATAACCAGGTGCAACATTGTCTCCAAGATAAGAATAAATATTTTTTATAGACTGAACAGGTAGGTGGTGCTCAGCCTTGCGCCATTTCTCCCAGGTCTGTATTGCCAACATCAAATCAAGTTTGATTGAGTTTTTACCTTTGTGAGAATAGTACCAACCACTTTGTTCTATGTATTCTTTTATGTAATCTAAAAAGTGATGAGCCGTTGTTAATACAAGCCATTCACCATGAGTCATGTCAACTTGTGCTATATCAGAGTATCTTGTCAAGTCACCTTGTTCTTGTCTTGGTAAATATGTTTTTTCAAAACGTGTAGACACTTGATTAATTATCCTTTGTGATAGTTCGTGTATTGGTCCACCTGGCACTCTGTGAGATTGTTTCAGTGTGTCTATGTGATCTACTTCTTCTTTAAGAGCGATAAAAGAATCGACGTCAGCACCTGCCCACCTAAAAATAGCTTGGTCATCATCACCTGCAATATATGTTTTGTTTGCTTTGTCCCAAAGTTTTCTAACCATTCTCCATTGTAAGGGTGAAAGATCTTGTGCTTCATCAATAAATAGTACGTCAAAAGCTGGCGATACATTCGTTGTAATAAATTGTTCAAGCATATCATCATAGTCAACTAATCCTTTTTCTTGTTTATATCTCTTAAGTTCTTGATCTATAAGGTATAATACATCACGCTCAATGTCTAGCCCATGTTCATTTTTATCGTATTGATCGAGTACGGGTATCTCCAAAACTCTCGCTTTGTTTATAATTTTTAAGTATTCGTTGTCAGAATTAAATATGCCATCATCTTCACTGTGCCATGCTGTCTTGATTGGAATACCCATTTTCAAACCAAAGTCTCTATAGTCCATGGTTTTCATAACACGTTCTTTTTTTAAGTTTAAAGTTTTGAAAGCAAGAGAGTGTAGTGTTCTAAAAAAAGGTATTTCTTTTTCATCAACCATAAACTTTTCTTCTGCTCTTCTTATTGCCTCGTATGCAGCTTTACGTGTGAAAGAGAAGTAACCTATCTTTTGTATACTAGTCCCTGCACGTATAAACTCATCAACTAACTCTAATAGTGTAGTTGTTTTACCTGTACCTGGTGGACCTAATATTATTGTTTTCATTTATCTACGTTCCCATGGTAAACAATTACAACCGCTGTACAATTAGGACATGATAAGTTTGTCACGATCATATGTTCTTCCTCATCGTTGTCTTCCCACTCAGTATCGTGGTCACCACCCCAAATTAATTCGTGATTACAACTCCAACACTTCATCAAAAAGGTGTCTCCTCATACTTAACTTTGCTCAATGCAGGTTTATCTTTTTTCATTGCTTTAATCTTAACAACTCTTGGTGTTTGATTTTTTAAATTCATTCTGACCTCTTCAACAAAGATATCTTCAAGTTGTTTCATTAAGTTACCTGTTTTAACTTTGTCTGATTCCCAGTTGTTTCGTTTACAAAAAGAGAAGAAGTCATCCATTCTAAAATATGTAAAGCCTTCCTCTGTAAAAGACATTTTGTTTAGTATGTCTTCTTTTGTTCTTGCCGCTGGTCTGTTAACTGTAAAGTCATACAAAAGATTTATAATTTGATTTATTGGATCTAATGATTCTAAAGGTTCTATCTCTTGTAAGTTTTGTAATAGAAGATTCAAATAAACTTCTCTCCAGTTCTTTTTAGTTGGAGTTGGTATGGCCATGTCTGCTTGATCTAAAACAGCTAGTGCAAACTGATCTGGATTATGTAATTGAACAGACGTTAGCTCAACTCTCTTACCACCAACATTTAAAAACCACTGAGGTGGATTTGATTTTATTTTTGTAAGAGTATCTAGTTCAGGCATTTGTTCTTCTTCAAAACCAACACCATGCTTTTTTGTTCTGCATTTAGCAGGATTACAAACGCTACATATTGGTTGCTCTTTGCACCTGTATTTATCATAACCTTTTTTGTTTACAGATTTAATTACAAGCTGAACCTCTTGATAGCTAAGTGGTGGGTCCATATATTTTTGATTATAAATACCAACCTGGTTCTCCCAATCATCTGGATGTGCTTTTTTACAAAACACAGATACGTTAAATAAAGCATTGTTTCTAGATCCTTCACCAAAACCTTCATCTGCTAATTTGTTTAGACAAGGCGGTCCATCTTCAAAAGCCTCTTTAGTTTTTACTTTTTCTTTAACTACTATGTTCTCTATCTGCTCTCTGGTTTGTGACCACTCTTCATATATAGTGTAAAACTCTTCTAAGCTTGCAGCCTCGCCACCTGCTTTGAATGTGTAACGTAGTCCTCTGGTGCCACCGTGATATGGAAGATTTAAAAAGTTACCTGTATCACCACGTTCAACTAATATTTCAGTTTGTTTCGGAAATATCTCACTACCTCCATAACCTAAAGCCTCTGACATTGCTTTAAGTTTTGACTGCATTAATGTTGCAGGTATAAATTCTTTTGCAAATAAAAATAAATGTGCGCCTCCGGACTTTGATCTGAATGTCACCAAAGGCAGATTCATTCCTTTAATATTACGCATTATTACAAGATGATCTAAATTGTATTCATCTACATCAATACAGCCCCATCTACACATGTTATCTTCATTAATAGGTATAATACCTAGGGCAGGATCACTACCTGCTAAATGTTCTTCCCACAAATAATCTGAAATCTTTTCTCTCTTTATAAAAGCTTTTGCAACTGCTTTCCCCTTTGAGGTCGTTTCACCGGTAAGCTTCATAATGCCGTATGCACTATTATTACCCTCAAATATTTCTTTAAACTTATCCATAAATGTTTTTGTATTCCTTTCTATATGCAACAATCTTGTCGTTATTCTTTGTCCTGTATTCTTTCTGGTATTCTTTAGACTTCCTATTTCTATAAGCTATTCCTTCTGGACTTTCAACTATCTCTTGTAAAGACTTTTCTAGAACCTTTATTCTGTTTCTTAGCTTTGCTAATGTTCTTATCCTGTAATATTTTTTGTGATACAGTGTCCTGCTGTCCTTCTTTTTCTTCATAAATATAATTATCCTCTAAAAGGCCCATGAACTGGGGGAGGATTGTCCATGGGCCTATCATGTTAAAACGGTACCGAGTCTTGTGCCTTAGACTTGGCATCACCTTCACCATGATTCACTGCAGTGTTGTTCACACTAGCAGAGAATTGTTTTGCGGCTTCATACAAGTTCTTGTCTTGTACTGGACCAACCTTCTCAACATTCCAACCAAACCAAGTTCCCTTGTCGTTTGATTGTTGAACTGTAGAAAGTTTATACACGTGACTATAAGCTGCTGGTACAAACAAACCGTTTTTACCTTTTAGCTTAATACTCGACATCATTGAGTTCCAATTACGACTCACTTTTAACTGTGTAGATTTCATCGTAATTAAAGCCTGCTCCATGTTCTCTGTGAGAACAAAGTATGATGCAGTGTTTTCAAGATAGTTACCATTAGGTAGTCTATCTTTGTAGTCAGAACCTCTAGTAGTTTCTTTAATGATACCACTAGATACTGGGTGTATTGCAACGGGAGCACTTGTGCCCTCGCCACGATCAGACCACTCAACGTACTCTCTCTTGTATCCACAAGGAATTACGTTAAGACCTGTCTCACCATCGTATGTCTGCTTAGTCACGGTATTGAATATCATACCTGCTTCAGCGCCTTCGACATACTTTGCATCCCGTTTGTTTATCTCGGGAGATAGTTGACCCAACACTCTTAGAAACGGCATAGCAAAATCTTCGCTACCCATATTATCTAAACCGGCTGAGCCGTCTTGTTCAAACATGCTCGCTAAAGCTATGTCTGTATTTTCTTTTTTCGTTACTTGATTCATGGTTCTTTTCTCCTTATTCATGATTCGTTATTTCCGGCTTATTTTAGTTTGATCCTTCACAAATAAACTGAAGGAATCAGAGGGCATGTCGAGGCCGGCCTCAACACGCTCTCTGTAAAGGGCCTTCAAGGTCATAGGCTCAACTTTTGTTTTTTGTTGAGGCTCGTACCCATTGGTCACCGCAAGGTCCAGCAATTGCTTCGCCTTGTCATCTTCGCCTTTTCCGAACTGAACACTAACTTCATTTTTAATGATATCAGCGAGTCCGTTTTCTCGAAGCCATGTGTAAGCTGTATCCATATTGTCTTTTCTTATGGTGCAGTTGTAGGTCTTTCTTACATCGACCGATCTGCCATCAGCTAATTTCAGAGATGACAAACCTTGCTCTGCCATCAGATTAGGTATTATCTCTGAACTAATCTTGTCTGCTTTTTCTTTTTTATTTTTTATTTTTTCTTCAAGTTCTGCAATCTCATCTTCATAAGCCCTCAGTTCTTGACAGTAATTTGCCAACGTATTGATATCAGATTTTTCTAATATCTCTTGTTGGTCTTCTTCTAAGTCTTCGTATGATACAAATTGTGACATATCATTCTCCTTTCTTTGTTTGTTTAAGACTTTCTTTAATTTGTTGTCGTAAATCTTCTATACCTTGTTCCATGTTTTTTATATCTGCTTTTTTTCTATCGACGGTTATTTTGGACATTGTTAGATCTGCATTTGCAATATCAATCGTGCTTCCACCCGTTGCAAATGAATGTCTGTTTGTTTCTAATCTATTATTCATATCAAAAGTTAAAGGGTAGTAACGTCTTTCTTGTCTAT